CGCCAAGAACGGCGTGATTTTCAGCCTAGAGATGAGCGCAACGCAGGTCATCGGACGTTTAGTCGCCGCGCAGAGCGGATGGCGATGCGTCTCGGCCTACGAAAAACCAAGCCAACCGCACGTTAACGGCATGAAACTCGGCATCGCTGATATCTCGGCACTACCGATCACTATCCACGACCAAGTATCGGATATCGATACTATCGAGTCGATATGTCGGCAACTCAAGCGCACAGGGCTTGATTGGGTTGTTGTCGACTACATTCAGCTATGCTCGCCGTCCGCCGACAGCAAAAGCGAGACACGCGAACAACAGGTGAGCGAAGTTGTCCGCCGTCTCAAGCTGATGGCGTTGCATTTAAATGTTTGCGTCCTGACCGCTTCTCAACTAAACGACAAGGGCGAGCTTCGCGAGTCGCGGGGCATAGGGCATCACGCGGACTACGTCCTGCACATCGATCATGCAAACCATCCCGACATCGAAATCAAACTTATGAAAAACAGAAACGGAGAACGTCACGTCTCCGCGCCGGTGCTAATGCAAGGCGGCATATCGCGCTTTGTCGATAGGGTGACGAAATAGAAAGAAAATAAAAATGTGGATACTACCAAAACAACTACACACCTTGGCTTGTGCGCTGGATACGGCGGCATTGAACTTGGACTCAAACGAGTCATCGCAAATCTGCGCTCAGTCGCTCTTTGTGAGATCGAAGCCTACGCCTGCGCGAACTTGGTTGCTAAAATGGAAGCGGGACTCATGGAGCCAGCACCTATTTGGACGGATCTTAAAACCTTCCCTTGGGAATCATTTCGTGACCGAGTGGACATCCTCACTGGAGGTTACCCCTGCCAACCCTTCAGCGCAGCAGGAAAGAGACTTGGCACAGAAGACCCAAGACATCTTTGGCCTTACATCGCAAGCGGAATTCGGCTTCTTCGACCCAAGCTCTGCTTCTTTGAAAACGTCGAAGGACACATCTCCCTTGGACTCCGAGAGGTCATTGGAGAATTGGAACAAATGGGTTACAAAGTGTCGTGGGGAATATTCTCTGCGCGTGAAGTCGGCGCACCTCACCAACGCAAGCGAGTGTTTATCATGGCCCACCTCAAATGCGAGGGACTGGAAGGACTCTATAACTGGAACTCACCCTCCGAGCAGACCCAACTTGTCGGAGCAGACTCTGGGTCAGGCTGTCAGCGTAGCGCATGGCCTTCCCGCCCCGGCGAAGCCCAGCACGGATGGGAACCACCTAGAGTCGTGGGCAACTCCACAACAGAGGGACTTCAAGGATGCGGAACCGTTAGCGAAGTGGACAGAGAGAGCAGAGGAACAGAAAGCGAAGGGAGTGAACTTGCACCTTCCGCTGCCATCTCAAGTGATGCACACGGAAGAGAAGTCTTGGGCAACTCCATCGGGATACATGAATACAAATGCAGCGGAAGAGAATCGGAACAGCTTGAATCTTGGGATGCAAGCGAAGCAATGGGCAACGCCGCAGAGCAGGGATGCGAAGGGAGCGGAAGGACGAATGATCCGAGATGGACAATCGACAGACCTACCGAGTCAAACGGAGGTTGCGCCTACGGGGCAATGGAACAGGGCGAACGGCAAACTGAACCCCCGCTGGGTGGAGACGCTGATGGGCCTGCCGGTGGGATGGACTATGCCGAGTTGCAAGTTACCTGTGACAATCGTACCGACGAACTCCGACTGCTTGGAAACGGAGTTGTCCCAGCAACAGCAGAACGAGCTTTCAGAACTCTTTTAGAAGAATTAAACACCTAACAATTTTTGCAGGCGGCTTTCCGTGGATGTTTGGACGCCTGCAAAAAACACTACCGTTTTTCTTGGTGGGAGCAGTGGAAAGCGCCCTTTGTTCGGAGACAAAAAACAAGAAACTATTTGCAAAAGAAAAAAACTATGGCACAAAAAGTATTCGATGCACGACCAGACGCGAGACGCAGCGGAATACGACGAGGCTTCGTATACTCCCGACTTCTATTCGTTCGACGATCCCACGGCAGGTCACGCATTCCGCATGACGGCCTATCGCGAAGCCAGCGAGAAGCTCTTAGTTGTGCTCAACAAAACGATCAGCTTCTTGGCCGAACACGGCTACAGCAGGAGCAAGACTTTGTGGGGCGTGGCCTTTGCATTAGGTCATCCACTCACCGCTGGCATGAGTATGCTAGAAGCCGGACGAGAACTAGGCTGCACAAAACAGGCGATCTCGAAAATAGCAATGGACTTCCTCGACACTACGGGCCTTCCGCCTTCGACATCACTTAAGAGCGAGGAGGCTCGCAATACATACCGAAAAACCAATACCAACAAATATGGAACCAAACGAAATCACGGCACTAACCCTGCCAGTCATTGAACAAGAGATACGCGCCGCATACACCGAGGCCAACGCGCTCGCTGTAACGGCAAAGGGCAACGCCCGCGCAGCCGTGCTGCGTATGGCAGATTGTGGGCAAATGCTCATGGTCGCAAAGGATCACGTGCGCGGCAACCGCAACGAGTGGCTCGCATCGCTCGGCATTGATCCGGACAAGGCCGCCAAGGCAATTCACTTGGCACGCAACCGTGACCAACTAGAGCTAGACCTATGGCCAGCAGACATGGCGAAACTCGGCGCACAGATGCTCGGCATCCTTCCGCCTCCAGGTTCATCAGGACGTGAAGAGAACGACCCAGAGCGCACGACGGGCGCAAGCACGCATTGGCTCACATACGCAGGCAAACTGCAACGCTCGTTCGCCGACCTGTTCACGCGCAAGCCGGTCGAACAATGGCGGCAGGATGAGCGAGAATCATTGCGCGTTTCGCTCAAGCCAATCGTGGAGATTTACAATAAATTGATTTGACAATCCTAGCAGATAGGATATATGTTTAATGAAATGCCCACACTGCAATCAGCAAATCAACATCGGAAAAATCCTTGGCTCTTTGAAGTCGAAGAAGAAAGCCGAATCATCAAAGATCAACGGAATGAAGGGGGGAAGGCCAAAGGCTACAACCCTACCAAATACAAAAAGCAATGCGCCAAATGCTTGATTGATTTTTCATGCGGAAGCTCGCAGCAAAAGTATTGCTGCCATGAATGCTATGCACAATCAAGGAATACATTAGGGTCAATGGTTCAATGTATGTCTTGCCTACAATCTTTGGGGTATGGAATAAAGACGATAGGAAAGGTTATGGCAATGAATTATAATTCTGTTCGCATTAAGATGATTCGATGTGGTGTATATAATCCTAGAGGATCAAATAAAACTGCTGGGAAAAGAGAGCTTCTTTCTTCTAGGACAAATGCCATAGATTTAATTAGCAGGGATTCTCAGGCCGACAGAAGGATTAGACGTGATACAGCAAGATTGAAGCGAGAGGTTCCACTTACTCCAATACAAAAAGCTAGGCATCTAATGAGGAGTCATGTTAAGAGGGTCATTGATCATCTTAAAATAAAGAGAGAGATGAGGACAGAGGATTATATTGGATGTTCATTTAATGACGCAATGATTAGATTGCAATCTCAGTTTAAGAACGGAATGAAATGGGATAATCATGGAACCAAGTGGACGATTGATCATGTTGTCCCATTGTCTGCATTTGATCTAACCAATCCTAATGACAGGAGAATGGCAAATCACATATCCAACCTTCGGCCAATGCTTCGTCTCGACAATATAAGAAAAGGATCAAAGGAACCTGTCAATCACCAGTTTGATTTAATATAATGTTTAAGAACTTTTGTAAAAAATTAGGAGGCTCCCGTAAGTTGCTGATTCATACGGGTCAATAAACTCTCTTGTCTCTCTTGTGCATGAACAAAAAAAGTAAGGTTGTCAAAATAAGCCACGAAGCCATCGGAAATGCGTGGGGAATTTCCAAGCAGGCCGTTGCAAAATGGGTGAAAATGGGCTGTCCCACAACGTCGATCGAAGACGCTACAAAATGGCGCGACGAATACTTGCAAGCATCAGGGAAAGCCGCACCGGCTACGCTCAACGAAGCACGTCTTGAAAAGACCCTGCTCGAAAGCGAACGCATTCGCGTCCGGCTTCAGCAAGACCGAGGAGAGTTGGTTGAGATCGCCGTTGTGCGCGAAGCTGGAATCCGCATCGGCGCGATCTTCAGCGCCAAACTCGCGGCCTTGGTCAACGACGCATCGGGCGCATTGGCAGGACTCGACGAAGCGAGCTTGAGAAAGAAGTTACATGAGCGAACGCAGTCGATCTTGGCCGAGATCCGAAATGAGCTTGAGAAGGTATGACAAAAAAAGAACTCTGGGAAATTTACTCAAAACGCAATCCTTCATTCGACGGCGAAGGCAACGTGACGTTGTCCGCTGCCGGACTGCGGAAGATGTTTAAAACAACATGGGAAGTTGCAATGTATGACGGAGAAGAAGAGCCGAGTTCTAAACAACCAGCGTCTCCGAATGTCGACGCGCTCAAACACATTTTCGGAATGAAATGAATCCACTAGCACAAGGCATCCGCGACGGAATAAAGTTAGCATTCGACGGAACCATTTTAGACTGGGCATCCGATCACGTCAGTTTTCCGAACTCAGATCGCGCTTCGCGCTTTGACCCTTCGGTGGCGCCTTGGCTCAACGCTCCGTTGCTCGCCGCGAGTGATGACGAAACGACGCAGGTATTTCTCCGTGCACCGACTGGCGGCGGCAAGACGACGATGATGGAAACGCTCGCTTGCTTCATCGTGGCTCAAAAGCCTGGGCCTACGTTGTTCGTAGGGCAGACGGATGACATGGTCAAGGACTGGACGGAGTCGCGCCTGCTTCCGATCTTTAACGAATGCCAGCCTGTTCGTGACTTGTTCCCAGAAGACCGGCACGCGCTACGCAAGACCACGATCCTCTTTCCACATATGGTTCTCTTCGCAGGGGGAGCGAACATGACCAACTTGCAAGAGAAGTCGATGCGCTATTGCATCGGTGACGAGGTATGGAGATGGAAAGGTGGCATGATCAAGGAACTCAAGGCGAGACACCACGACAGATGGAACCGAAAGACG